ATATTGGCGGCATGTAATGTTGAGAGAGGCAGCACATATTTTATGTGTAATAATCTCACAAAAGTACAAGAAGTTGCAGACAACAATGTGGCGCTCAATGCGGGTCAATTTATACTCATAAATGACTTAGATGGTGTTAAGGTTGGGTTGGGTATTAATAGCCTATCTACCTTTGATGAAACTAACACAGATGATATGAGATATATTGACACTATAGAAACAATGGATCTAATTACTGACGATATAAGAGTGGTATTTAAGACTGACTATATCGGCAAGTATAAGAATAATCTCGACAATCAAACACTGTTTATCAGTGCCATTAATACATATTTTAAGGCATTGGCAAATGATGATGTACTAGATAATGAGTATAAAAATTTCGCCGATGTAGATACAGCAAGTCAAAGAGCCGCTTGGAATATAATTAAACCTGAGGCTGCTACATGGGATGATACAAAGGTGAGAAATACGACATATAAGAGAAATGTTTTCTTAGGTGGAGATATTAAAATACTCGGAGCTATGGAAAACTTAAAGTTTAACATAGCAATGTTTTAAGGGGGTACATTTATGGTTAAAACATTAACTGGAAATAGCGGTAATGTGTGGGTAAATGGTAAGCTTGCAAGCACTATAAAAAGTATTGAATTAAAAGTTACAGGTAACTTTGAGGAGCAAAACTTTTGTGGTGATCTGGCAACTCATAATGTATATACAGGATGGTCGGGCGAAGGATCTATGACTTGGAGTAAAGTAGATAGCACAGTAATAACATTGCTGGCTGATGCTTATAAGACAGGAGTAATGCCTGACATTAAGATCATAACAAAGCTAACAGATAAATCTACTGGCAAAGCGGAAAGAGCTGCTGTTAGTGAAGTTGTATTAACTGAATTCTTCTTAGCAAAGTTTGAGGCAAAGGCTTTGATAGAAGAAGAAATACCACTGAAATTTAGTGAGTATGATATTTTAGAAACATTATAATATTGAAAGCCGCCTTTGAAACCAAGGGCGGCTATTTTATTGGAGGTAAGCAATGAACAAAGAAGATATAAAAAAAGCTACATTTAAGGATTTGATAGCCAAAAAGCTAAAGAAAGAGCAAGACCAATTCAAGACTAAAGATATATATGTAAGTTCTATGGATGCTACATTGACATTTAAAAAGCCTAGTGATGATGTAATGCTAGACATAATGGAAGAAATAGGTGATGGTACAGATACAAGAAAAACAATATCAGCATTTAGAAAATTGATTTATTTATGTTGTGATACGTTACAGGATCCTGAACTACATACTCAAATTGAGGTTGCTGATCCACTCGACACAATAGAAAAATTATTTGATTTAGTTGACACAGAGGAGATTGGAGAACAGTTAGTAAATTTCATTAAATTCGGTGACAAAATTAAAGAAATAAAAAACTAATTGAGCATGATACAAATTTCAATATGTATGCTTTCTATGTAGTTAGAGGACATAGCTTAAATGAACTAGCAAATTTAAGCTACTTTGAAAAAGCATTTTTGCATCATGCAAGAGAAGAGTTTTACAAGGAAGAATCAGAAAAATATAGGGCTATCTTTGGTGAGGAATGAGGTGAATAAATGGCAAGTAAAGTTATAAACACTATTTTAAATCTTAAAGATAATTTTACTCCCAAAATAAGACAGGCAGCAGACGGAGTTACAAGAACAAAAAAAGAAATACAAACTATGGGTAGAGAATTAAAGACTGGACAAAATCAAATTAATAATTTTGGGAGTTCACTAAATAATACATTTAAAAGTTCAACTTCATTGGCTTTGAAAACAACTACAGCATTTGCAGGATTAGCAGCAGGATTAGCGATAAAAACTGGATTTTCGGAAGCTATGGATTTGGAAGGTTATAGAATGCAACTTGAAACAGCTACTAAATCAACTGTAAAAGCTAGTCAGATAATGAAATATGCTGTGGATTTAGCAAACAAGACACCTTATGAAGCGGGAGAACTTGTGTCTGCAAGTGCTAAATTTGAAGCAATGGGATTAAGTGCTAAAAAATATTTACCTTTGGTTGGTGATATGGCTAGTGCTACAAATAAAGGTGTAGACCAAGCGGTTGAAGCATTAATTGATGCTCAAACTGGTGAACTTGAAAGATTAAAAGAGTTTGGTATAACTAAAGCTATGATTGCTAAAAAATCTGGTGAAATGTTTAAAGGACAGATGGTTATAAATAATAAAGGTCAAATTGTTAACCAAGAAAAATTTAATAAAGCACTAGAAACTATTATGGTTGAAAAATTTAAGGGTGGTATGGATAAACAATCAACTACACTTAAAGGTACTTGGTCTACTGTAACAGGTATAACAAAATCAGCACTTTCAACAATGTTAGGAATGACTTCAGACGGAACTATTAAACAAGGTTCATTATATGATACCCTAAAGAAAAAAGTAGCTGAAATAGCTAATACATTTACTAAGTTTCAATCAGATGGAACATTACAAAAACTAGGTTCAACACTTACAAATACTGTAGGCAAAGCATTTAATGTGCTTGCAATAGCAATTAGTTTTGTTAAAAATAATTTTAATTGGTTATTACCTGTAATGACTGGTGTTTTAGCAACTTTTGTAGCTTTTAATATTATAACTAAGGCTGTTTTATTATTTAAAACATTATCAAAGGTTATAAAAGGAGTTTCAGCAGCACAAAGTATTCTAAATTTTGTTATGACAGCTAATCCAATCGGAGCAATAGCATTAGCTATTGGTTTGTTAATAGGTATAGGCGTGTTGTTATGGAAAAATTGGGATACGGTTAAAGCAAAAGCGTTACAATTATGGGAAGGTATTAAATCAGCATTTGCGCCAGTTGGAGCTTTTTTTTCAAGTATATGGGACGGTATGAAAGCAGGATTTAGTGGGTTAATAAATTTTATTATTAGTGGTATAAACTTATGGTTAAAAGTCATGCTAACTCCATTTAACTTACTAATAAAAGCAGCTAATCTACTCCCAAATGTAAAGATACCAGAGGTTAGTTTAAAAATACCAAATATTCCTTCATTTGCATTAGGTACGTCTTACTTTAAAGGTGGATTAGCCAGGACAGATGAACGTGGTGGAGAAATTAAAGAATATCCTAATGGAACAAAAATTATTCCTGCCGATAAGTCTAAAAAGATGTTAGGTGGAATGGGTGGACATACATTTAATTTTTATTTTAATGGTAATGTAGGTTCAGAAGAGTTCTTTGAAAAGGCAGGGAATTATATTCTATCTAAAACAAAATTAGCATTAGCAAATATGTAAAGGGGGCATTTAAAGTGAAGTATGATATATACATAAGTTATTTAGCAAAAAAGACAGTATTACAACTACCAATCATACCTGAAGAAATGCCCTCTCTTTCCAAAAGTAGCAAGAATGAGGAATTTGAAACATTTGATAATGGCATTTTTAATATAATTAGTGATACTGGACTTATGGAATTTACTTTAGAATGTTGGCTCCCAGGCAAAGATAAAAGCTACTCATTTCAAAGGGTAAAAAATGTTAATCCGTATACTTACATTGATCTAATTAATAAATCAATGATTAATAAAAAAGCAATTAGAGTTGTTATTGTAAGAGGTGACGGAACATTTGTTGTTAATAATACTTTTTCAGTAGAAAGTTTTGAGTACCATGAGGATAGAATGGGTAATTTCCCATACTCCATATCTTTCAAGCAATGGAGGGATTACAATGTATAATTTGTTCGCTAAAAACATTGATATCCTTCCGAAATCCAATAATATTAGTTGGTCAAGTGACATTGACACTCTAGGCACTGAATTGAGTTTTGACAGTCTTTATGATTTATCTGAGGGAACTATAGTAAACTTATATATTGATGGTGTAGAGTGTTTTAGGACTATTACAATCAAAAAGAGTGAAGGCAAATTTAGTTATAATTATACTTGCCTAGACTTTAGTTTTTACCTAAAGAATGAGGTCATAAAGCAATTTAATAGTGTCAGTGCCAGCAATGCAATAACAAGCCTACTGAGCGAATATGGCATCAAAAGTAGGGTAGTAAATATACCTACAAAAATAAAAAAAATTTATAAAGACGAAGCTATATCATCAATTATAGATGATATTTTGGAGCAAGCCGAAACCGAACAAGGCATAACATATTTTAAAGAAATGCAAGTAAATACACTAGTGATTAATAAGCTTGCCGACATGAAAATAACTCCTACTATATTAATAGGCAAAGAAATCACTATTAATAGCAGCATTGAAGAATTAAAAAATAAGATACTAATAGTAAGCAGTGGTGAAAATAGCAACTCCATTTTGGCAACTGTACAGGATACAAGTAGTCAATCAAAATTTGGATTATTGCAGCAAATTGAGAGCGTTGACGATAAAAATGTTGCACAAGCCAAAAACATTGCAAGTAACCTGCTGAAAGCTAATAATAAAATATTTAAAGATACTAGCTTTGATGTATTAGGTATTAAATATGCTGAGGCAATTAAGGCTAATAGACTAATACAATTAAAGGTTGGAAAGTTAGATGGTTGGTACAGGATCAAGTCTGCAAGTCACAATTTAAGCAACGGCAAACATACTGTAAATATAGGATTGGAGTGGTGATTATGTCATGGGATGTAGAGTTGGCAAAACAATTTAAGCAAAGGGATAACAAAACTCCAGTTGGTGCTGTGTTGGGTAATGTAATAAGCGTTAACCCGTTAAAAATTGCCATACTAGGCGATAAGGTGATATTAAATAACGAACAGTGTTATATTTGTAGCAGCGTAGTTAATGAATATGTAAGAAAAGCTGATATAAAAACAAATAACACTGTAATAAGTGATAGCGAAATTACATACAAAGAGATTTTAAAAATAGCCGACAAAGTGCTCTGTTTACCAGCAGCAGACGGACAGATTTTTTTTATAATTGATAAGGTGGTGATTTGATGTTTCCAGATTACGAGCCAACAATTAGTATAGATAGCACTACAGCAGAGACTACCAGTAATGGCAAGTCTTTTTTCTTTGATTTTACCACAGGTGATTTTGTTGTTAAAGATGGGAAAGTACAAACTGTAGAAGGCATTGAAGCTTTAAAAATATGGATACAAAAAGTATTAAAAACAGAAAAGTTTAAGTTTAAGATATATGAAACTGGTGAAACAGACGAGTACGGAGTAACTTTGCTCAATCTCGTAAATAGTGGACACCCACAAATGTTTATACAGGCCGAAATACAGAGAGAAATTACAGATACACTCGTTAAAAACATAGAAATATTAAGCGTAGATAATTTCAGTTTTAGCAGAGAAAAAAGAATTTTAGTAGTAGGGTTTAGTGTTAACAGCACATATGGCACAACTGATGAGGAGGTGAGCTTTTAATGTCGGAAACCAAAGCAGTAATACAAGCAAGAATGTTGAGTAATATTATTGATGTATATGATAAAACAAAAGGATCATTTATTTATGATGTTGAAGAGCCTGTTGCAATTGAACTTGAAACTATGAGTGCTAAAGTAGATGAAATATTAAATGATGGATTTGCTGACACATCAACAAGTAGTTACCTTGATAGGATAGTTTACGAACAAGGATTAAGCAGAAAATCAGCTACTAAAGCAACTGGAACTGTTACCGTTACAGGAGTAGTTGGAGCTGCCGTTACAAAAGGTGAATTAGTTGCAAGTGATAATGTTAACTTTGCGGTTGCAGCAGATGCAGTTATACCAGAAGCATTAACAATTGACGTAAGTGTTGAATGTGAAAGTTACGGAACAGTTGGCAATGTACCTGTGGGGGCAATTAAATATTTTCCAAAAACTTTAGAAGGTTTGCAAACAGTAAACAATTCAGTAGCTTTTACTAATGGGTATGATGCTGAAACAGATGAGAGCCTAAGACAAAGATATTATGACAAAGTTAGAACTCCTGCGACAAGCGGAAATAAATATCATTACCTCAATTGGGCAAAATCTGTGACTGGTGTTGGTGATGCAAGAGTTGTGCCTTTGTGGGATGGCAATGGCACTGTAAAAGTAATTATTATCAATAGCAATAAAAGGGCAGCAGACAGTACGTTAATTGATTCAGTAGTAGCTTATATAGAAGATAATAGGCCTATTGGTGCAACAGTTACAGTTATAAGTGCAACAGAAAAAGCAATTGATGTATCGGTTACTCTAACAATAGATACATCAAATTACACTCAGGCTCAGATAAAAGAAGCCATTGAAACTAATATAACTAATTATTTAAAATCTATTGCCTTTGTTGAGACATATGTATCTTATGCTAAGATAGGCGGTATTGTACTGGATACAGCAGGAGTAATTGACTATAGCAATTTGCTAGTAAACAGTGGACCAGCAAATATATCAATAGCTGATACAGAGATTGCAGCATTGGGAGGTGCTACTGTTGGATAAAACTACACTCCTGGCATATATGCCAAACTATTACAAAACATCTATGGTGGTTGATAACCTTAATAATGCAAATGCCATTGAACTAGATAACTTTGATAAAAAGTTAGACAGTGTTTTCAATCAATATTTTGTAGATTCAGCAGATTCAAGCATTGAGCGCTGGGAAAATGATTTAGGTATCATGGTAAATAATAACTATAATACTGAATATAGACGTTCGGTAATTTTATCAAAAATTAGAGGTCAAGGAACTGTTACTATAAAATTAATTGAAAATGTTGCTGAGAGTTTTGAAAATGGTGATGTAAGTATAATTGAGAATAACGCACTGTACAGTTTCACTGTTAAATTTATAGGAACTAAAGGTATACCACCTAATTTAGATGATCTAAAAAATGCTATTGAGGATATTAAGCCTGCACACCTTCAAATGCTATATGAATTTAGCTATAATCCTTGGAGCTATGTAAAAACGCTTACATGGCAAACAGTACAAGCAAACACTTGGAACACATTGAAAGTGAGGGAATAAAAATGTCAGCAAATACAATAAATTATAGCTTTGTTAAGCCTGCTTTAAATGAGACAGCAGACATAGAAGTTATAAATAGTAACATGGATATTATAGATACAGAGATAAAAGAAAGAGAAACGGAAATAGGCACACTATCGAACACAGTTAGCTCGCATATGTTAGATTATACGTTACAAGTACCTTACGGAGGAACAGCCACTAATGTAGGTAATGTTTATTCAATTGCTGCTCCTGTAATCACTGCATTATCAGCGGGAATGGCAGTATGTGTTAAGTGTAATGTAGATTCTTCGGGTGCAGTAACTTTTAATTGGAACGGTAAAGGTGCTAAAAGTGTATTAAAAGCAAACCAATCCGTTGTGACGAATTGGAAAGCTAACGGAATTTATACCATGAGGTATGATGGCACAAATTTTATATTACAGGGTGAGGGTGGCAGTGGAAATGCTATTGCATCTGACCTCGCTCTGGGTAAAACAGCAGCTACAGATGTAGGAGATATTGTTGGTACAAACACAAATAAAAAGTGGGCAAAAGGCACTGTTTCATGTAATGGCACGAATTTTACATACACAGGGCAAGTAATGTGCACATTAAATCTTGATTTTATACCAACATCTATTAGACTTTCAGCAATACAAAATGTAACGTATAAAATGGATTGGCATGGAACGACACAAATAGTTGATGGGACATGGAGGGAAGTATATATGTATAGTGCAGCTAGGTGTGCAAAACCAACAAGTGGTGTTATCCCTATACTATTTGAAAGATATACCAGTAATGAAACAATTGATTTTATTAAATATTACGCCACAGAATAAATAGAGAGGATTTGAAAAAATGTTAACACAAATAATTTATGATGATAGTGGCTTTATAATAAGCCAAATGCAAGGTAGTTCTTTAAGAGAGCCAGTGGGTATCCCATTTTTGAATATAGAGATACCTGAAAAGAAAAGAATTGTTTCAGTAGATGTTTCTGCTTCACCAAATGTTCCAGTTTATGAGGACATTCCGCTGACAGAAACAGAGATATTACAAGTAGACCAAACGTTACAAACAACACGTCTTAGTCAGATGGAAGCAGATAATCTAGCTTTTACAGACTATGTATTAGAAACATTAGGGGGTATGTAAAATGTTTTATCAATTTAGGGTTGGTGGTTATGCAAGAAGCATTTATTTAGATGGTGCTGTGACATTTGAGCAATTAGCACCAGATTATGTTGAGCCAGTAAAAGTTTATGCGTCGAAGGGATTTACTTATGGACAAATAGATGAAGCCCTTGCAAAGGGATACATTAATCAGCAACAGTATGATGATACTATTGCGTTAAAAACTGCAATAGAACCTAGACCATTATCGGTAGCGCAACCAACAATTTAGAACGGGTAAGGTAGATAATACGCAGTAGATTGAAGTAAAGAGAGCTATTAATTTAGCTCTCTTTTTATATATGTTTTAACACCGGGAGGTGGTATTTATGTGGTGGTGGTTTTGGAGTATGTTAGTAAATCTTTAATGAGGTGATAAAATGGCAGAGGTAACCGTTGGCGAATTAAATATCAAAGTCGAACATAACACTGCAGAGATTATAGATATGAAAACGATCCAAAAAGAACAAGGAATCGTAATAGGTGTTATGAATATAGGCTATATTAAATCTGAAATATACATCAAGAATATCCAAGACGGACAAGTAACTATGATAGCTGTCGCAAAACAAGAATCTTTGGATAACAAGAAAGTCCAAACAGATATATTATTAGCAATCCAATCTATTAGAGAAGAAAAGTGGAAAGTCTGGAAAGACTTACACCTGTTCTGGAAATGTTCTATCATTGGGTTAATAACCACTTTATTAGGCACCTATATCTGGGGGACAGTGATGGCGTTTATAAAAAATTATGGGGGGAATTGAGGCAGAATAAATGTATAAAATTTATCTATCACCAAGCACGCAAGAGAAAAATATTGGTGCGAATAATTACGGTACAGAAGAAGCTAGGATGAATCAGATTGCTGATATTCTTCAAGCTATTCTGGTAAAACGTGGCTACGAAGTGTTTAGAAATAAACCTACTATGACACTTAAAGAGGTTGTAATAAATAGCGATTTGAAGGAAGTAGACTTACACCTAGCAATACATTCTAACGCTATGGGCGGTGGCTCAAACGGAAAAGCACGAGGTTGTATGGTGTTTTGCCATAGACTTCAAGGCGTTGGATATGAGTTCGCTAAACGGCTATACATTGAACTCTCAAAGATCACGCCGTCAGCTGATCGAGGTATTGTAAAAGGTGAAGATTATTACGGAGAAGGTAAACACTTATACGAAACGGCTTACACAAATGCACCAGCCTCATTAGTAGAAATCGCATTTCACGATAACAAGGACGATGCAGCATGGATCGTAGACAATATGCCATTAATAGCCGAAGCACTAGCGAAATCAATATATGCAATATTACCTATTGCTGAAGTAGCAACGGA